GGGCTATGGAATATCTTCGGTTGGAAGCGCGATGAGGACGGCTCAAGGCGATTCCGAAAAGTTTATTGGTCGATGGGCCGGAAAAATGGGAAATCGACGCTCATCGCGGGACTTTGTCACTTTCTTGGAATGGCCGACATTGACCCGAAGACGCGCAAGCCCGAAGCGGTAGGGCAGATCCTCTTGACGGCAACCAAAAAAGAACAGGCCGACGTTGTTTATTCCGAGTGCGAAAGGATGGTAAGCCAGTCCCAACCGCTACTAAAGTACACGGACATAAAAAACGAAACGATTACCTTCAAGCACAATCAATCGTTCATTCGCAAGGTCTCAAGCGAAAAGCCTTTTGACGGATTGAACCCGCATGTTGTGGTAATGGATGAGCTTCACGCATGGGGCGCGTACCATCGGAAATTCTACGATACGATGGTGACAGGCTCGGCTAGTCGCTCGCAACCATTGCACTTAATTATCACGACGGCAGGGGCAGACGATTCGCACTTGTGGCTAGAGGAATACAACTACGCGGTGAATGTCGTTTCAGGCATCCACAGCGACAATACTCTCTTCGCTCTGATCTACGAGCTAGACGACAAAGACGATCCAGGCGATGAGGCGAACTGGAAAAAGAGCAATCCCAATCTCGGCGTTTCGGTAAAGGCTGATTACCTTAGGGAGCGTTGGAACGAATCCAAGGCAACCGCGATCGGCATCAATCGATTCAAGCGATTCCACGGCAACACCCTAGTATCATCGACCGAAAAAGCCTTCGATCTAAACGACTTCGATAATTGCGTTGGGGCTCATAGCGACTGGAACGGGGCCGACGCTTTTGGCTCAGGGGTCGACCTTGGAGCACGCGACGACTTAGCGGCGTATGCCTTGTGCGCCAGATTCCCGATTGATACCGACGCCAAAGGCAAGACGGTCTTTCGCTACGAAATCAAGACGCGGGCATTTATCGCGGCAGACTCAAAGCGGGACTTGACGGCGATGCCATTCTCGGAGTTTGTTCACACCGAAGAGCTTTTCAAGTGTACCTATCCGATCGAGGATTTAACCGAATCGCTGATTGAGGAAATCGAGCTATACGGCATCGAGCAGGTAGCCTATGACCCGTACAACGGGCAGCAACTAGGCGAAAAAATAGGCAAGGCTGGAGCGACGGCGGCCAGGATGGCTCAAAACCAAGCCAACTTCAATGAGGCTATTCGCGATTTTATTCAGCTAATGAAAGACGGGCGGCTTGTGTTCCTAGAGTCCAAATTGCTGCGATGGTGTGCGAATAATGCAATGATATGCAAGGATCGCCAAGATCGGTGGATGTTCGATAAGGCCAAGTCGAAAGACAAGATCGACCCCATCGTTGCGGCGGTGATGGCTTACAGGATTGCCAGTTTGCAGCCTGAGCGTTCTTCGGGTAAGCTTTACGTGACTTAAGGAGGCTCGGATGAGTTTATTTAGCGTGTTTGCTCGATGGATGGGGCTAGACGATGACTCGTATTTGAGCGGGCGTAGGGTCGGCGTGAATGAGGCTCTAGGAGTCCCTCCGGCTTGGTACGCGCACAACAAGCTAACCGGGGACTTCGGGCGAATCCCTGTCGATGTTAAGCGGGTAGTTGGGCAGGGGTCGATCAACGATACTTTGCATGTTGGCTATCAGCTACTCAGGGAGCAACCGAATAAGATCCAAGCCCCATCGACTTTCAAGGAGCAATTCTTGAGTCATGCTCTTCTCAAGGGGAATGGCAGGGCGGCTATCATCCGCAACGCTCGGACGATTACCGAGCTAATTCCCATGATGCCCGATGCGACTTGGACTATCATCCATGAGGGCGAAAAGTACCATGTCACAAAGCCAGACAATCAGAGCAAGAAGAACCTTTTCGACGCTTACGATGCCGACTCGAACGGCTACCTAGTGTTTCACGATGCCGACGTTTTGCACGTTCCAGGCTTTTCTTTCGATGGCGTCGAGGGGATCGGGCTACTCGATGTTGCAAACAAGACCTTCGCGACGGGCAGCGAAGAGGTGAACTTTAAGCTAAATCAACTCAGGCGGGGCTTTCGGGGTAAGTTGTTTCTTGAAGCACCGCCGGCCGCATTCCGAAAAGCAGAGGATGCGAAAGAGTTTATTGACGACTTCAATAAGCTCGAAGCGGGCTCGGAGAATTCAGCCAAGGCTGGCCTCTTGCGCGAAGGCATCAAGGCAAACGCAGTCTCAATGAACAACAACGACGCACAATTCGCAGCCTTGCAGAAGCTAACCCGGCAGGAGGTCGGTATGCTTTTTGGTCTTGAGGCGATGCCAGGGGACGGCGAATCAAGTAGCTACAGCACAAGGGAACAAAGCCAGCTAGCTTACCTTCAATGTCTGGACCATTGGCTAGTTAAATTTGAAGAGCAGTGCGATATGAAGCTTCGCACTCGACGCGAAAAGAATTCAAGGGAGGTCTATTTTAAGTGCAACCCGGCAGCACTCTACAGAACTGACCTAGCAACGACGATGGAATCATTCTCGAAGGCTATCGCGTCAAGGATTATGAACCCCAACGAATGCCGGGCCAAGCTCGACTTGAATCCTTACGTCGGCGGCGATGAGTTCATTAACCCGGCGATCAGCACAGCGACCGGGGAACAATCGCCAGACGAAGCAGAGGACACGCCAGAGGATGACCAAGAGGGCTCGCAAGAGGACACGCAAGAGCAAGCCCGAAACGATCGGGCCGTCGAGCAAATGCTACGGGGGCTCATTCGAACCGAAGGCAATAACGCTATCAACGCATCGAAAAAAGCTCAATTCGTCGCTTGGATCGGCAAAAAGTATCCGCAATGGGAAAATAAGCTAGCCGACAAGATCGAGGCGATCGGGCTCGACCGTGACCTAGCAAGGCTCCATTGCGAGAAATCGACGCAGATTCTAGCGACTTTGGCGGCTCAATACGGTGGCGAATCGCTACAGAAAGCCGTCGAAAACGAGGTTAAAACGTGGGAAGATCGCATATTTGAACTGAAAGGCGCGAAATAATGATCGAAGTCAAAGCAGAAACCAACGAAATCCTTTTGAGCGGTATTGTTGGCGATGGATGGGATGAATTTCCGATCACGCAAAAGGGCGTCGTTGATGCCTTGCGTTCTTTCGGATCCAGTCCGGTGACGATCCGAATTAACAGTCCAGGCGGTGCGGCCGATGAGGGGATCGGCATTTATAACGCACTTCGATCGCACGGCGGGGAGGTTACAACGATCAATGACAGCCTAGCAGCGTCGGCGGCTAGCGTGATTTTCTTGGCTGGCAAGAATCGCCTAATGGCCGATGGATCGCGGATTATGATCCATCGAGCGATGTCCTTTGCGATGGGCAACCAAGACGAATTGGGCAAGGTGATTTCGGCGTTGAAAAGCTATGACGCGTCGCTGGTTGACATCTACCGGCAGTTCATCGGCAAGGATCCTTCGGAGATCGAATCGCTGATGGCTGCCGAGACATGGTACAACGTCGACGACGCTATAGCCTCTGGTCTTGCCACAGGACGCGTCGAAAATGGCAAGAAGTACAAGAAGCCAAAGAACGCTTTCGACTCGGCAGCGACGATGCTAGCACGCCAGAAAATGGCCCAGTTTTCAAAACACTTGACAAGCTCGGGCCAGTAGCCTAGATTTATTGCGTCGGCCAGAAGTGCCAACAACTCTGCAACTTATTAGCGGCAGTGACACACGGTTAAAAACAGTTTGTTTTCCCGTGGCAGTCATGCCGCTATCTTGGTTTAACGACTGCCACACAACCCAATAAGGGCAGTCGAAATGAAGAGCGCGAAAGCACTAGCAGACGAAATTCAAGCCTTGCAAGCCAAGGTTCAAGCGATCCAAGCAATCGCAACCCAAGAGACCCGCGAATTGCTCGAAGATGAGCAATCCGAGATTGATACTATCCTCGGGACCGAAGGCAAGCCGGGCCAGATCGAGAATCTCGCCAAGCAACGCGAACGAGCGATGAAAATCGAGCAAGCCGTCTCCAACACGGTTCGCCAACACGTTGACAGCCAACCCTTGACCGGATCGACCTTCCGAGTCCCGGCAACGGCTCGGGCAACTCGCACGCTTAAGGCCTTTAAGGGGCCAGAGGCAGAGCGATCGGCTTACGCTTCGGGCCAGTTCTTTCGAGCGCTGAATGGCAACGGGCAAGCCCGGCAATGGTGCCGCGATAATGGCGTTTTGAATGCCATGGGAGAAAACGACGACCTTCGCGGTGGCGTCTTGGTCCCACCTGAGTTTTCCACGGCGGTTATCAGCCTAATGGAATCCTACGGCGTGATTTCGCAATACGCCCGCGATTACCCGATGACTTCCGATACGGTGACCATCCCTCGGCGTGTAAGCGGCTTGACTGCTTACGCTGTTTCCGAAGCCGGTGAGATCACGGCATCGGATCCGACAATGGGCCAAGTTTCGCTGACGGCCAAGAAGTGGGCGACGCTTACCAGGGTGTCTAGCGAGCTGAATGAGGACGCTGTTATCGCTTTGGCTGAATACTTGGCCGAAGAAATGGCACAGGCTCACGCCTTGAGGCTCGATACGGCTGGCTTCCTTGGCAATGGCGAGCCCGTTAACGGTGGCGTCATGGGGCTTGCAAATGCGCTTAACGCGGGGTCCGTTGTCACTGCGGCATCGACTCAGAACACGGCAGCATCGTTGACGATCGGCGTATTTCACGCTGCGGTTGGCAAGCTGCCTGAGTTCCCAGGTCTCAATCCGGTTTGGTTTGTCCACAAGTCGGTTTGGTCCAACGTCATGGCGCGGCTTCAAGTCGCAGCTGGCGGGAACAACGTCGAGAATTTCGGCGACGGTCCGGTTCGTCAATTCTTGGGCTATCCGGTTGTGTTTGCTCAAGTGCTTCCAAGCACGATTGGGGCATCTACTAAGTTCGCCTACTTCGGCGATCTTTCGATGGCGTCCACCTTGGGACTGCGACGCGGCTTGAGTGTTGTGGCCGATGCTTCGCGATACATGGAATTCGACCAAACGGCGTTCCGATCGACGATCCGATGGGATTACAACATCCACGAGCGGGGCGATGCGAACAACGCGGGGCCAATCGTTCGGCTCGACTCGGCGGCTTAATTCAATCCAACCAAAAAAGAAAGTAGGTGACCTGTGAACAGTCTTCAACAAGCAAAATATGTAACCGCAATTAAACCGGCGGCGATTATCGATAATGCATCGGCTACGGCTGACGTTATTGATACACGAGGATGGGAATACGCAACAATCATCGTCCAGCTCGGAGTGACCGACATTGCTCTGACGGCATTGAAAGTCCAAAACTCGGCAACGAGTGGCGGGTCTTACGCCGACATTACCGGGGCGACCTTTGCCGGTGGCGCAGGCATGGGTGGAGCTACGCTAGCCCTGCCAAGTGCGACCGACGACGGGCAGACTTGCGTATTCCAAATCGACATGCGAAACAAGGATCCGTTCTTGAAGATTGTCGCCACCTTTGGCGACGGCTCTAACGGCGGTTTCATCGCGGCGGTTTGCGTCTTGAGCCGTGGCAAGATCGGCCCAGTGCTGTCTACCGAAGCGGCCGACGGCGATGTTTGCCGAGTGGTCTAGTCTATGGACCTGACTTTACTGAAAGATTGGAACGGCCTACCAGTCGGCTTTCGGCTGGTGGGCGTCCAGGATGGTCAAGCGGAATTGATGATTCAAAGAGGGCTTGCAAGTGCGATTGAAACCCGAAGTAGTGACGAAACCAACAGCCGAGCCGGTGACGCTCAGCGAGGTCAAGAAACAACTCGAAATCGCAAGCAGCGACACAAGCCATGACACGCACTTAACCGCCTTGATTGGCGCGGCTAGGGAGCAATGGGAGCATGATACCGACAGTGTGACATGCTTCCAAACCTTGCGGGTGCGAGTGCCTTATTGGGCCGACGGGCTCAAGCTACCGAGAAGCCCGATTCACTCGATTACCTCCATCCAATACTTCGATGGGCTCAATGCACTCCAGACGCTTTCGGCTAGCCTTTACCAATTGCACGTCGATGAGATCCGGCTTGCGTACCTAGCGACGCTACCAGCGACAGTATCGCGCTGGGATGCTTGGGCGATAACCTACAAGGCTGGGCATTCGCAAGACGGCCAGAGCGTACCAGAGGCGGCCAGGGCAGCAATCTTGATGCTTGCGGCTCACTACTTTGAAAATCGGGACATGCTTATGTCCGATGCGATGCAAACGATGCGACCTTACGAAATGCTTGTCCGGCGATTTATGCGGAGTAGCTACCCATGAAAAAAACACAAGAAGAAACCAATTCGCTCGACCAGACCAACGCAGCGATCAAAATCCCTCGCGTAGGCTTGACCTGCGAGGATGGCAGAGTGTTTCGCGTTCGCTCGTGGGAGCCTGTGGTTTCTATTGGCAAGTTGGTAACGATTAAAATCGAAGTCATTGTCCAGATGCCCGATGGGGAGTATGCGCAGTGAGGCCAAAGAACCAACGTACCGGGGCCCTTCGCCACCGATGCACAATTCAACAACCGACAGAGACGGTCGACGCAGCGGGCCAGCCTGTCGTTTCTTGGTCCTCTTACGTGGTCGATGAGCCTTGTAAGTTTGAGCCGACAGCAGGAATCGAATCAATGAGGGGCCGACAGCTAGAAGCAGGGACAAGGGCGGTTTTTCGGGTCCGATACCGATCGGGCTACACGGTTCAAATGCGGGTTGTTTACCAGGGCGAAACCTACGGAATCACGGCGGTAAACATGGTCGACGGCTTGCGAAACTACATTGACATAATCTGCGCGGCGGTGTTGCCTTGAGTACTTCAATCGAAATCAACGAGGATCTAATCAAGCAGATCGGCCAAATCCCGTTGATGCTTCGCAACGCTCCGTTCGGTCGATGCCTTGGAGCATTCGCAAGGCCTATCGCGGCGGCTTGCCAGGGTCATGCCCAGTCATCGAGGGCTACAGGATCGCGGCTTAAATGGTCCAAGAAATTCAAGAATAACGCGGCGTTCCAAAACGATTCGCGGCAGCATTTCAATCACAAGGTATTCAAGGGCGGTATCGGCGTTGTCATTGGAGCGACCTGGAAAGAGGGCAACAAACAGCAGTTCGTTATGCCCTACAAGAAAGGCGAAAGCTACACGCGAAACCATTGGGGCAAGCCTGGATCGCCTGTTATTTATACGGGCCGATCCGGTCGGCAATACACTCGAATCAACCGATCGAAAGCGACCGTAGCGACATTCCCAAAAGAACAACGCGCACCCATGCGAGCCTATCGCCAAACCTCGGGCGCGGCCGAAGCGGCTTTCGTCAATCAACTTCAAAAGGAAGTAAAGGAGCTACGAATTGGCTAAGAACCTTTCATTGACCGGGACCGTAACGATTGCATCGAGCGGGACCGTATCAACGGCGATTACCATCGAAGGCGGTCGGACAGTGCTTGCACTTCGCACGCCAGCAACGCTAAACGGGACGGAATTCAAGTTCCAGGCGTCGACCGATGGAGATAACTTTTTCGCCTTGTACAACGGATCGACCGAATACGCGGTAACCGTTGCGGCGTCGCGGTACATCGCCCTGAATACCGAAGTGATGGCCGGGGTGCGATTCCTCAAGGTTGTCAGCGGGTCAAGCGAAGCGGCAGCAAGGACGATCAGCGTTGTGAGCGGGGAACTGTAAATGTCGGCGATCGGCGAAGCATTGCGAACCAAGCTCCTAAGCTATTCGGCGGTATCTACGCTTATCGGGCAGCGTATGTACCCTGATGCCTTGGTTCAAAACGCGACGCTTCCGGCTTGCCTTTACTACGTTACTTCGACCGAACGCGAGAATCACTTGCAGGGCCTCAGTAAGCTAGCTCACGCACGATTCACCATTGAATGCTACGCATTGACGCGAACCACAGCAAGCGCGATCAGTCGAGCGATTAGGGACACTGGAATCGATGCCTTTCGGGGCGTTGTCAGTTCACACACTTTTTGCGGGATCGATTTTGATTCCGGCGATGAGTACATGCAAGAGCCGCCAACAGACGGCAACCAAGAGCACAGGTACATAGTTTCGTTTGATATGTTGGTCCACTACAAGGAGCCTTAAAAATGCCAGCACTTACCGTTGCAGATACCGGACTCGGAGCGACCATTTCGGGAACCGGATTGATTACTACTCAGGTTGTTTCGATCGGCGAAATGACGATCAGCGTCGATACGCTTGATATTACGAGCCTGGACACAGCCGGATTCGAGGCCCTTCGGCCTTCGGACCTTCGGAAGAATCCAGAGGTTGACGTTGTGTTTAACTGGCTCGGAGCGGCGATTCCGATCACAACCGCGATGATTCCAACCTCGGAGCCTTACGCTGGAATTTCCGTTACGGTCACCCTCCCGGGGGCC